GGGCTTCTTGTGTAACGGCCTGTTGGTAAGGATCCAGAAAAGCAGCCGCGCTTGCTGGATCGTATGCTCCTGTGGTTGCCTCTGCCTGTTCAGCGGCCTTTGCAAACAAGCCAGGAACACCCGCCGCCTGTTCCTGAAGGGTAGCTAGTCCTTGCCCTATAGTTCCTGCGCCTGTAGTCAAGAATGGTTGAAACTGACCAATCCCCTGTCCAGCGGTTATGGCTTGTTGAGTAAGTGGATCAAGTCCCGCGACCTGAATACCAGGAATAGGTACAGGTGTTTGGCCACGGGCAATAGCTGATTCGAGTATCAGCTTTTGAATATCTTCAAGATACGGAGCTTGGCGAACAGTTGTTTCGGTTGTGGTAACCATTACGCAGCTCCTCTCTCAAATTGGTTCATCATGTCATACATTCGAGCCGCTCCGAGAGCTCTGTCTCCGCCGCCGGCATTTCTAACCGCTTCAGCAGTCATAACAAACTCTCCGTCCGAAAGCCTTGCCGGGATGCTGTCAGAGGTTCCTGTACCAGGGCCAAAGACCTCACCACCAGCCGCTCCTCCAGGTCCAGGTGGGGCAGCACCAAATTGGGCAAAACGCTCTTCGGGGCTTAACAGATCTTGCCCATACCATATTGTTTTTAATCTTACAGCTTCATCAGAAGTTTTATCAGCAATGGTTTTCCATTGTTCATATGCTCTTCTCTCTGGGTTAGCCGCATCCAGTTGAGCCAGTTCCGATGCTCTGTCTTTTTCTTTAGGAGACATGGCGTAAGCGATTCCCGCAACTGTAAGAGGTAGAGCAGCCTGACTTACAATATTAGCACCAGTTTTACCAATGGCATTTTCTAGCCATCCTGTAGCGGCTGGCGCAGTAAATGTAGCGCTAGGATCGACTCTAAAACCACCTTGGGCGCTAACCATTTTTGTACCTGGCGGGACACCCGCTGCCGTTGCCGCCTTTAGATCAGGATAGACCGCGGTTTGCCATTGAGTAGAGGGAGTTACAGCTGATGTCTGTTGCAGACCCCCTGGGTTTTGCGGGGTTGCCCACTGAGAATAATCCGGCCTTTGACCTGTTTGTGAAGTCACCTGCTGCGACTGATTCCATGAGATTCCTTGCTGATCTTGGTAAGCTGGGAATAATCCTCCCACGCCCTGCTGGGCGAAAGGCGTACCCGCTAGACCTTTGAAGAAAGTACCCGTTCCTCGTGGTCCAAATATACCTTGCGCCAGAGGATTAGTGGCGCCAGAAGCGAACAATTGACTTCCTGCCCTAAACGGTTCGGTTATACCTCTACCTAAACCAGTGGTAAAGCCCTCTCCAAAGCCCCCAGGACCTGCGGCAAATCCGCCCTGTAAACCTCTGCCAAGAGCTCCAACTCCATAACTAAGCGCCGCCGACTTTGCAGCATCGCCCCACGATCCTCCTTGCACTTTGGCGAGAAGAGCAGAAGCCATAGGACCGCCGATACCCGGCGCGATCAGGTTTCCTATAATGGGAGCCGCTACAGGAAGAATTTTCTTGGCGATTTTCTTGATGACCCCAAATATCTTTTTGAAGAAAAACTCTGGCTGGCCCGTTATGGGATTGATCGAGTTTAAATCGCTGCCGACAACATAACGATTGGGATCTTCAACACCCATCATCGTCATTTGACGGAAGAGGTCGTCCTTTAAACCGGGATTAGCATCCAGAATTTCTTTGGGGATGATGGTCTCGCCTTCAGCAGCGTGGACCATGTAGTTATCACCGTAACGACCAAGAGTGGCCAACCCATTTGATAAAGCTTCTACGGTGGGCTCACCGGAAAGTTTAGGAGAACTATCTACCATCAGGAAATCTCCAGCACGCTCGCGAAGGCATAAATCTTCGACGCTGTGTCGCAGTTGAGTATCAGCGTATCACTGGTTTCAAGAACAAACGGTCCAGCGAGAGACGTATCTGCGAGAGTTCCTATACTGTTCTTCTCCAACGTAACCGTTACAGAAGCGGAACTGTCGGTAACTTTAGGGTACACTACTATAGTCCCAGAATGACTATTATAAAGATTTATATTCTTTATTATGGCCTGTGTCGCCGTTGGACAGGTATAAATTGTGACATCTCCCGTCGCGCCTACCAAAACGGCAATATTTTTATACGCTGAAGCCATTATTCCATGAACCAAGTTACGCCGTTAGTGTCATCCTCCCCGCTTACTACAGGGGGGAAATCCATTTTCGTCAAGGCCATTTCAAGATCCCGCAAAATCCTCACAAAAGTATCCACATCATATTGATCTGGAGCCATAGGCATCGCGTGATCCAGTAATTTAGCCATTATCGTCTTCCATCAGGTCGTAACCCAAGGCGGAGATCACCCAAAGTCCAGGTTATGTCTGTCGTATCGCTCTCAATCCGCAAAGCAGCTTGTCTCGAACGGCTCCGCAGGAAAGCCTGCTGGGTTGATGATTTAACGGCATTCGTGGAGTTCGTGGCGAGACTGTCTCCGGGGTAGTTCCTTGTTTTCAGGATATAGTTTACGGAAGCATCTGCGTCCGTACTCGTTATATCTATATCCGGTATCAGACGATCCATGAACATGAACTGTTCGCCATCGCCAAGATCGAAATCAGCGGATTCAATGAAAGATGTCATGGCGGAGCCATCATCGTCATCGCCGCTTTCATGCACATAGACATAGTTCGTGTCGCTTGCTTGACCGGAACCTCTTGGGTTGTTGTGAATTCCGTAGTCCGCCCACGCAGTTCTGGAAAGGGTGCCCAGATCCCAAGTGTTCTCCGTAAAATTGAATTTGACGTAGCGGTCTATTTCTGACGCGTCGGCGCTTGGATAAAACCAGAATACCTCATCAAATAGCTTGTTGGACGCAGCAAAGCATTTGAAGTTCTGTGCCAGATTGATGTCATCAAACACGTAACGCAGAAGAGTGCAGGGGATAACCTGTACACGGCCCGTGTATACGTAGAAATTCTCCCGGTCCATCCAGAATACCTTGTCTCCTACGGTGGTGACGGCATTCGGCCCTATGATGGACACATTGTTCGCCAACATGCTGACACCGAAAGTAAACGGCGGTCCTACAAAACGCATGGAATGAAGAGACGTATCCGTCCATATCAGCATTTCCTGACGTGTTTTCTGGGCAGAAATTATCTCGGAACCAGAAGAAATCCTCTGTGATCCTGCCGTATTGGTAGCCGTAGGAGTCCAGTCAAAAGGACTTTCCTGATCGGACCAGCGAATCATTAACAGGTCCTGTGCTGTTTCATTTATAGGATTGCATCCAAAACAGACTATATGGCGATCCGCACCAGATATCATAATCCTTCTTGTAATGGTCGGAGCATCCGAGGCTCCTGTCTGGGAAGCAAAGGTTGTGGCCCTGTTTTCCAGTCCTAGAGTCTTGTCCCAGTAATAAGGTGCGCCGTCATAAACATTAAATGCAAGATCCTCGCCCCAGTTGTCCTGAGACCATAGTCGAATATTTGATCCTGATTCGGCAGAGGTTGCGGATGCTTCTCCAAATCCTACAAAATCATTGGCTTCCTTGACCGCTACTCCATCACTGTGGGCCGCTGCGGTAGTTCCTCTGGCCCCTCTCACAACTCCCGCGTTAATCGTATTGGACGATTTTCCCGTGTACTGAAGCAATTCATCGTCAATCAGGACAAGCCCAACAAAAGTTATGGTGGCCCCGCTGGAAGAACTCGCCGCCGTGGTTCCATCCTCCCCTCGCGTTAAATCACCAAATACATTACTTACATTGGTTCCATATCGGATGTTCTCGCTGCCTATCTTGATTGTTCCTTTGCTAGGGAATCCGGTTGTACTGGCCCCAGCGATAGTTGTACTGGCAGCGGTAAGATCCGCGCCCGTTGTAGTGGACGCTGTCTCGAAGTCAGAGGCACTCGTCAGAATGAAAGTTGTGTCAGAATCACTTATGCCACCACTGTCATTGAGGGTAGTTTGGGAATAGCCTGTACTGAGACCTCCCCAAAGACCTGCTCCAAAACCAACACCGGTTACAACCGTGCTAAGACCCGTGTTTATCTGATACACGGCAACAACAGAAGAACCCCCACCAGCAGTGGAGCCGGAAGAAGCCGCACCCGTTGTTGTTATTGTGTAGCTGTTCGAGTCTATGAGGGTAATCTCATGTTCCGTGTTCAACAGGGCTGCTGCGATTCCATCCGTGGTTGTTGCTCCGCTTAATGTGACAAAATCCCCATTTACTGCCCCATGGCTGGGAGCAGTGACAGTGACCACTGCGCTGCTGGCCGCGCCTGTTGTGAGGGGATTCGTCCCTAGAGTAGTTGTCGCTCGAATGGGGGTAACATCATTGTACCCGCCGCCTTCTTCTATATAGAACTTGGTTTCTGTTCCGAGGCCCATGTATTTAGAGCCACTTAAAGCGGCCCACACATGAAGAGATCTACCCGTTCCCTGTATGGTATTGCTGCTAAGACGGGTCCACCCGCCCATTTTTTCAGGACGACCTTTACGGAAACGGACTAGATCGGAATTGTACCAACCATTTTCATCTCCGTAGGACGTAGTCTCCCTGTTAACTCCAGGACGAAACTGTATCTTTGATAGCGGCATTCTATATCTTCCAAAGCATCCCGGCCATTAATACGATCACTGCTCCAGCAGAAGTTATCATAATTATTCGCCGCCCAGTTTTCCGTTTGTTTCCATCAACGTCTTTTCTACATCGTCAATCGTAGCACCAAGAGCAGCATCATAAGCAGTTAAAATCGCATACATTTTACCGTTTTGCGATG